GTAGTCCGGCGGTGTTTCTCTGTCTTTGCTCGGCACCTGAACGGCGAGATCGAAGCTCGCCACCGGTGTGCCGCCCTGCGTGTATCTGATTTCAGGCTCCTGAGCCAGACGGCCCAAAAGTGCTACATGGTTAAACATTAGCGGTTCCTCCTTGTTTTGCGTTGTCCAGTGCGGCGCAGATTTCGTCGTACTGCTGCCGCGTCAGATTGTGCGGATCCTGCTGCCCGTATTTCTGGACGATCCGCTCATTGACTTGCTGCTGGCTCAGGCCCGCGTCCTCGCCTTTGCGATACATGCGGGAGAGCTGCGCGTCAGATAGGGGCCGTGAAGCGCCTGTGCGCCCGCTCTGGGCGTTGCACGGTGCCGGTTGGGTATTTCTACCCTGAGCGCCGTTTTGAGGCTGTGTGGCCGTCTGTGGCGCTTGCTGGCGGCCCTCGCTGGTGTGATCCTGCATGTCGGGATCGTCGTCGCCTTGATCTATGCCGAATTTCTCGAAAAGGTAGTATTTGAGGCAATACGTCCACGCGGAGCCCTTGGCTTTGTCCGGGCCGCCGTCGTTGGTGCCGATTGCGTGCAGCGTTACCTCCAGCTTATCCTCTGGATCGTCCGCGTTCGTCCAGCGGATCGTCAGGTCGGCCTCATACACCCACACGACGCGATCGCCGTTCCGGGTGTGCTGCACGAAGTTGGAATAGTACACGAGATCCCCGTTTTCGGCGTGTCTGGTGGCCGTCTCGCCCACAATGTCGAAGTTGACGCCGTATTTGTTCATGGCCGGGGTGAGAAGCTCGTAAACGTCGAAGATCTTCGCAAATTTATACTTTACGCCGTCGCTGTGCTGCTTCTGGGTGATAGAGGGCACGGCCTCCCGCAGCTTGATAAACTTTTCTTGCAGGCTCATGGCCTCCCGCGGCGGGGCTTCTGCCTCTTTCGGTTTGGCCGCCGCTGCTGTTTTGGTGCTGTCTGCCATGTTCTCGCCTCCTTACACGTCCACCGAGAAGGTGTCCGGCTTTTCGATCGCCTTCACTCCTTCCACGATCTCGCCGGTTTCGGTGTCCACGACGCTGCCGCCCATGATTTCGAGGCGTTTCTTGTATTCGCCCCACTTTGGCTTTTCCTCGGTCTTGATGAACTCCAGATTACCGGAGGCTTTCAGGAACTCCACCAGCTTGCTGTCGTCCTTTTCCATGGTGGCCCCGCCGAACTTGCGCGTCAGCGTGCCGGACAGAAGCCGGTAGCTCGCTTTGGTCTTGGTGGTCTTGTGCGGCACCGTCTCGAAGTATTCTGCGAGCTTTGAGGTCAAGAAGCGGGTGCCGTTCTCACACCGGCGCTCTGCTGCGGCCAGCTTTTCCTCGATCCGTGCGATCTGCGCCTCTGCCAGTTCGCGGATCCGTGCGAGCTCGGCGCGTTCCTCCGCGATTTTGCGGCAGGCCCAGTCTGCGCAGCCGTCGTCGGTGATCCTCCATGCCGGGCGCGGCGCGTCCTCGGCCTCTGTTTCGTCCTGCCCGAACACGCTCATGTCCATGCCTTCCAGCTCGTCGAGAGTGACGGCCGGTGCCTGCTCTACCGTTGCCGCTGTGGCTTCATTTTCGGCCGCTGTGGCCGTTTCTTTTGCCTTGGTGATAACTTCCCCGCCTTTGGTCTTTTCGGCCGTCTGAGGGGCCTCTGCGGCGATTTCCTTCGCCTTCGTGATTGCTTTACCCATTCTCCTGATCCCCTTCCTGATTTTTTAACGCTTCCCGGAGCTGCTGCCGGGTTGCTTGGTGTTCTGCGATTTCGTCGGCCAGTTTGGCCTCTGCTTCTTTGAGTGCGGCGTCTTTATCCTGCCAGTGCTGGTACCACTCGTCCGAGGACTTTTGAGCCTCGTCCCTCTGGCGTTCTGCTTCAACTGCGCGGGCCGTCATGGTTGCCAGCAGATCGGCCATGAGCTCGATCGGGCTTTTGCTTTTCTCGTCCATTACTGTGCCTCCTTAAAAAATTTGTGATTGTTTATCGTTAAAACGTACACCTGCGACTCGTGCCACTCGCTTGACGCCAGATCCGGCGCGTAAAAATACTTGATCGGCTCGTGAGTGACGACGTACCCGAAGTCGAACACGGCCCCCACGGCCTCCAGTGCCTCGCTGTCGGGTTCTGGCCTGCGGCTGCTGTACTCGTACCGCTCCAGAGCCTCCAGCGGCCGGATCCCGTCGTCCTCGCACGCTTGGAGCATACACTGGGCCACGGCCACCTTGCCCGCGAAGGGTTCCCCGGTGGCTTCGGCGGTGATTGCCGACGCCAGCTCGTAGCGTTCTATGTCTGTTATGGTGTAGCGCTTTTCAAATCCTGCCTCGGCGGCCCATGCGTCTGTCAGGGCCTCCATATTCACCGGGCAGCCTTCGCCGAGCGCGAATATATAGGCGGTTGATTGTGTCGCCTCCGGCTCCGGTGCTGGCGTCATAGTCTCCGCTGCTGTCCGGGACTCTCCGGCAGCTGCCGGATCCTCGTTGTCCCCGAACGTGAAGCGCACGACGACGAAAACGAGCAGCAGGGCCAGTATCACGGCCAGCGCCATGCGCCAGTTCAGGCGCTTGCATTTCGTCGCCAGCCGGTGTAAAATAGGCTTAGGCTTTCGGCGTCTGTGCTGATTGCTTACTGAATGGCTGCCCGGTAGCGTCGGGCGGCCGTTTTTTTGTTCTGTCATAATGCTGCCTCCAGTTCATAGCGTTTTACGGTGTAGCGGGAAAACGCCCTCTCCCGGATTGTGTCGGCGGTCAGTAGCGCGAGGTAGTCCTCGCCGTAGCTTTCGCCGGTGTGCAGCTTATTGAGGGCCAGTTTTCTGCGGGCGTATGTCTCACACTCCCGGAAAAGGTCAGCCGGAGTACACCAGCCCAGAGCCTTGTCGGTGTTGGCTTTCAGCGCGTCGCTGCGTTTGTCCTCGGCCGCCTTGATCTTCCTGCGGCCCCTCTCATCCGTAGAGGCTGCCGCCTTCGGCGTACTCAGTCCCAGCGCTTCGGCGATCTCCCGGTATGTGTACCCCTGCGCCTTCATGGTGAGGACGTCGAGTTGCTGCTCGGTCAGGATTTCCAGCAGCGGCATGTATTGAGCTGCCACCACTTCGTCCTCCCGCTGGTACGGTAAAAACTGCGGATCCCCGATTATGTCGTAAAGCGTCAGGCCGTCCTCGGTCATTTCCGCGTCGAGGCTGAGCGGCTGGATCCGGCGTCTTTGTTTCCGGCGCTCTTTGTCGATCTCCGAGTCCATGGTGTTGCCCGCTATGGTGGTAAAAGAATATTGCCGGAGCTCCTGCCTCGCGGTGTAAAGCCGGACGGCTCGCAGGTAGCCGAACACGGCCACGTCGTACCACTCCGAGGCGTCCAGCCTCTTGCCCCGGAGATATGAATAAATGGTTTGATGATACCGGGCGGCGAGTTCCTGCTGCTCCGGTGTCAGCGGGGCGTTGTGGTTCATGCGTTTACCCCCCCCGCGAGATTTTCCTTGTTTTCCGCTTTGTTCATGTCCTTGCTCCTTTCGCCAGTGCCGGGAGCGTGTAGCCCGGCGACTGCATGTATTTGTTGAAACGCTGCGGCCAGTAGGTCACGCCGTCGAGGCGAAAACCGCTGACGCCGTACTTCGGGTTGTAGCCGAATATGTTCACATACTCCAGAAGGTCGGCCCGCTCGTCGTCCATGGCCTTGCATACCTCGAAAAGCGCGGCCACGTCGTCGATCGCCCGGTGGGAGTTCTGCACTTTGTCCTCCAGCTTGTAGGCGACGATCGCGTTCGCCAGCTTGTGAGGGTAGGCCCGGCGGTCTTTGTAAACCGTGAGGCTGTCCAGATAGTCCGCACCCTCGAACAGTTCCTCGCCGTCGGTGACGTGCCGCCAGATCATAGCCCGGCAGAAAAGGAGATCGAACTGTGCGTTGTGGGCCACCAGCAGCACCGGGCCGCCCCGGAGCATGTCGGTGAAGCGTGCTGCAGCTTCGCCCTCGGTTACGCCTTCGGCCTCCAGCAGCTCGTCGGTGATCCCGGTCAGCTCTGTGATCTTCTCCGGGAGTTTCTCGCCCTCCGGCAGCTTCACGAACACGTCGGCGGTGTCAGCCATGCGGAGAGTGCCGCGGGCGGTCTGCTCGATCCTGATCGCCGCCAGCTCAATGATCTGGCAGGTGTCGGCGTCGAGGCCGCTCGTCTCGGTGTCGAAAAATACCACGGCTTTGTACTTCGTGAAAATGTCCGCGAGGTTACTCATGGTCGGCCGCCTCCTTCCCGATCGTCACCGTCAGGGTATTGGCTATTTTGAGCTGCTGGCTCACATTCCGGTACAGTTCCACGGCCGCGTTCACCTGAGACAGCGGCAGCGCGAGAGCTGCGGCCTGCTGGAGCTCCTTGTCGGTTGCTGTGTGCGCTGCTATGCGCTTGAAGCCTTCGGGATCCTTGCCGCCTGCCGCTTCATAAAGGACGGTCAGCTGGTGGGCCAGCACAAGCCGCACGAGAGTGGGTAGCTTTACAGATCCGGGCAGCGTGTCAGGCGACGGTGCGGCCGTGCTTTCCTTCGGTTCGTCGGTCTGGTTGCTGTCCTCGGCGTCCAGATTGTCCAGATCGCCAGAGTCGCCAGAGTACCGGACAAAAGCGGAGCGGAAGCCGACGCTCCAGCCCACATTCGCGCGGGAGGCGCTGCCGTCGAAGCAGAACACACCAGCGAGCGCACCGCTGGCCCAGTGGCCCCCGCGGACCACGCAGCGTTCGCCGTCCGTGTCGAGGTAGAAATGCTCGTCGCTTTCATATCCGGGCGCAGGGTAGAGGCCGAGCTCGATCAGCTTCTCCGGTATGTCGATCAGCGAGGCGTCCAGCTCGGTGAACTGCTCGCCGTCCCAGTCTTTTTCCTCCGGCTCGACTGTCTGGAGCTTGATGTGGCCGCCTTCCACGTTGCAGTACACCGGATCCCCGTCGGCGGTGTAAATCGGGGCCCACTCCGGGGAGTCCTTCGACTGATCCGCGCCTGCTGCCGCGCCGTTGTTGGGTATCACCTGCGCCTGCCCGTTCACGAAGCGGATCCCGCCGACGTGTTCCCAGATGTTGCCGCACATGTCGGCCACGCCCTCGGCGGTGCCGTCGTGGTTCCACGTTACCGGGCCGGAGCCGGTCAGCGTTTTGCTGCTGCCGCTTGCGTCCTTGAAGGTGACGCCGGTTTCCTCCGGGTGGCTGTGGCTCTTTCCGCAGTCAGTGTTTCCGCGGGGGAGGGTGCCGTTCTTGCGGCTCTGGTGTGCCAGCGCGGCCCACTCGTCATTAGTGATTAAGTGCCAGCCGGGGCCCTTGCCTTCGCAGAGCCGGATCGCCTCGTCGTGGTTGATGTTGACGGCGGGCTGCTGGTAGGGCAGGGAGTAGGGCACGCCCTCGATCAGAGTGTTGGGGTACTTGCTGATCGCGTACTCCTTCACGGCCTTGCCTCTGATTTCTGCCGGGAGGCCCAGCTCGTCCGGCGTGAATACCACCATAATGTCAGGGATCCCCCTGCTGTCAAAAATAACCTCGTTTCTCATGTGTTTGCTCCTTTCGGTTGGATCCTGCGTGGTTGCTTGTACTTGGCCCGGCACCGCGGGCAGAGGTAGCCATATCACGGGATCGTCGCTTGCTTGCTTATATTCCATTCCAGCCCGCACTCGCGGCATGTCTCATACCGTGCGCCGGTTATGCGCCGGGCATGAGTGCGAGAACGGGCTCGCGCTTGTCCATGGTTGCCAGTTTGGCTGCCGGATCTGCGCCCTGCTTCGCGGTTTCCCGCTCAACGCGATCCTCGCAGTCGCAGGACTCGCCATGGTCTAAATGTGCGCCACATTTCGGGCAAACTCTGTACTTCATGTGCTCACCTCCTTGTATTTGCCAGTCAGGGCCCGGAGTTTTCGGCGCAGGTTTTCGATCGCCTGATCCTTCCCGTGGGTGCTGGTGGCCCGGTTGCCGGTTTTGGTTTCGATTGCGACGGCGAGGTTATTCGTGCCGCCTTTGTAGTTTTCATAGGTGACAACGATCATGTGGCTGCCTCCTATCCAGAAGCGGCGGCCAGCAGTTTGTCGTAGAGCTGCCGTTCCAGCCGTCGCTTGTATTTCTTGCGCACGCGCCACTTCTTTGCGTGCTTGTAGTAGTGCCACCATTTCGGGTGGTCGTTCGCGGTGCGGAGCATAGCGTCCACGAATTTGCCCGCCAGATCAGCCGCGATTGCCGCTGCCTTTTTTACCACTTCCATGAAGGCGTCCCATGCCTTCCTTGCCACTTCGGCAGCATACTGGACGGCCCGTAGCAGGGGCGGTGTTATTGCCTCCAGAAGTGCGGCGGCCGTTTCTGGCGTAAAGGTGAGCGTCAGCTCTGCGGTGGGGCCTTCGGGCGGTGACTTTTCCCGCTGCCGGTCTGCCCCCATGTTCTTGTGCATGAGCTCGAAGTCCTCCGGGCTCATGTATCCGTCGTAAACATAGGGATCCGGCTCTGTGCTGGTGGCCTTGCCGTACCACGGGAGAGAGGCCGGAAGATCAGCCGGGCGCTCCATAGGTTCCGGGGGAAATGCCGTCGAGCCGTCCAGCAGGTTGTAGCCGTTCTCGTAGTGCCAGCGGATCCCTGCCGCCAGCTCTGCCACGGTCATGTCCTCGCCGAAGTGTCCGCAGTAGTAGCCGTTCAGCATAACGGCGTTCGGATCCTGCGCCAGTATCTTGCGGGCCTGCTCCAGATCCTCCGGCTCGAAGGTGTCGTCTTCACTGTTCAGCCATACCGCCGTAGCGTTCCAGCTTCGGCCGGTTTTCCAGACGATCACCCATGCGATCCCGTCGCGGAGCTCGTCGGCCCAGTCTTTTGCGATTGCGTTTATTGCTGCCATGGTGCTGCCTCCTTGTCGATATGCACGACGGTGAAAAGGTCGTCAACCTCGTGCCGGGTTATGTAGGTGTCCGTCCCGTCCATGCCGAGAAAACGGAGCAGGGGCTCGAAGCCGTCGAGCAGATAACTGGTGACGGCCACGGCATTGAGCCGGTAAACTGATACCTCCACAATGCCGGGGCGGCCGCCGTCCTCCAGAACGGCCGGAAACGAAGCCCGGCACAAGAGAGCGGCGTCATATTTGAAGTCGTCAGTGTTTGCCATGCCGGTGCCTCCTTTCAGTGCATATATGGCCGCAGGTTGTCGTTGTAAAGCTCGTAGCTCATGCAGCCGCAGTCGAAGCGGATATAGTTCCAGTCGGTCGCATTGTAGAGCGGGGCCCGGTCGATTTCTCCGACTTTGCGGAGCTGCCGGTGCCGGTTGACTTCGTACCGCGGGAGCGTCCGGTGGA